ACTGTAATAGCCATGTTATTGAACTCCGATTATCTTACCGTCTTGTCCCCGTACCACTTGTTTAGGTCTATTGTGGTTTTCGTTAATGGTATTTACCAGTTCAGATAAAGCTAATGTCATCTGTTGGTTGCTCTGACCAATAGCGTCTGCAATAGGTTTTAATGGGTGTTCCATTGATGCCGCCATATCCTGCTCAGTAAAGTAAGCCTGTTCACCAGTAGATTCATCAGCACCAATACGGGCTACCTCAATCTTAGCCCCGTTGTTAATGTGGGCAAGTAAGACCTGAGTATTGCGTTCAGTATTCATTCTCATCTGAGCAACCTTCATTTCCATCTCACGATCCATCATATTACGCTGTTCTTCTAGTTGGAATTTAAGCTGGTTCTCTTGGGCTTGATACTCTTGCTTGGCTTTCTCAAGTTCCATCTGCATCTGCATTTTTTGCTGTTCCATCTGCATCTGTGCTTGCATTTCAGCTTGTTTAGCCTGAGATTGGGCTTGCATCTTAGCTTGTTCCATCTGCTGTTGCATCTGTAGCTTCTGCATTTCAAGGCTAGGTGGCTTAGGTTGGCCTTCCATTGCTTTAGCTTGCTGACGGAACTTATCAGCTGTTTCGTCAATCAATCCTTCCATACCCTTACCAGCTTTAAACGCTGTTACACCAAATTTGAGCATCTCCATAAGCAATGGAGTAAGTTCAGGTGCTTGTGTGGCGGCTGGTAGTGCAGTTTGCATAAAGCTACTTACAGCGGATAGGAACTCAACACGGTCTTGCTTTTCTTGTTGTTCATCCTGATAAATCATTGAATCGCTAGTGACTTCGATACGGAAGTTCTTGGCTGGTTCGTTCTTCAGGAGTGCAAGGGCTTGCGGTATAAGTGCTTGATCTTGTGGGGATAATTGCATTGCACCGCTGATCTTAACGATGGTGTCATCGGTAAAATGCTGGCAAATAATCTGTGCTTTGATCTGCAATAGGGCTGTAGCAAAGTTCACTACATCGTGTTGCATAGTCTTTAAACGACCCGATGCGTTGTTCGACTTAATGATCTGAGCACCAAGAGTTTCGTTAGGGTCTGTCTGTCCACGCTGAATATCAGCAATACCCATGATCTCGTAGATTTGACCCTTGACTTGCTCCATAGCTTGATAAGCCATCTGCAAACCTTCAGCAATTGGCTTGATGTCTACTAGGTTAATAGCCCCAGCCATGCCACCTTTTTCGCTAAATGCACCGTAGTTTTTAACTGGTAGCAATGCGTTGTTCTCACCTTCAGAGAATAAACGGGCAAGGCTAGGCTCTGCCGCATCGTATACGCCCCGAACCTTGAGTGCTTGGATAAATCCATCAATACGGTCTGCCAGCGTGTCTAGCTGTCTTGCTTGGTCTTGGTAGAGAACAAAGTCAGGTACAGGGATTAGGCTGTCAGTTGTCAGGGTAGAAAACATTGGCTTGGGGCAAGGCCAAAAGTTTTCCAATTTTAACGGATCATCACGGGTATCAAGAATCTTACCCATTGACTTGTTTAGCCAAATAACTTGACCAGTTGTTTTATCCCAAATCTCATAAACAACGGCTTCAGATGCACCTTCGCCCATCTTTTCGTTAAAAGTCTTGGATGTTTCAGGCTTAGTATCTAGCGGAATCTTGCCGCCAAGTTCTTCACCAAAGCGTTCAACAAGGGCAGGTCTACCCATGTAAACCTTACGCCATACTGCTGTTACTTCTTCCCAAGTACGGGCAACAGTTAAGCCAAAGTCACGCCAATGAACATAATCTACAGGAGCACATTCGTATTCGATACGCTCTTGGTTTTCACGGTGGATGCCACCTTCTGTTTCAGCTTCATCAATATCTTCGGTAACTTGTAAGCCATCATCAGGCATATCTTCAACTTCACCGCCCATTTCACCGACAATATGTGGCTCGTAACGAACCCAAGCTGTACCACGACCACCTAGTAAGCGGTCTTGAACAGTCTGCTTCATAGCACTAGCGTAGTCACCGTAATGCTCAATCTCGTATTCCAATGCCCGTTCTAGCATCATAGAAGCTACACGACCAATAGGGTCGTTATCGCGGAATCTACGGCTTACATCAGGTCTTGGTAACCTTGCAAATACAGCAGGAGTTATGGTCTGTACATTAGACCAAAGAATATTAAACCTTGAATTAGGATTGTTGCGACTGCGTTGGTCATCACGATACCGTTTAACAATCTTGTCGGCTCTACCTTCCCATTCCTTGAATGTACGCTCGTACTGGGCAATGCAGTTATACCAATCTTGGTATGTGTGATCCATTTTGAATCCTTAAGTAAAGTTGCCTACAGCCAATACAGTTGCACCAGCACCAGTAGTAATCTTCCAAGCACCGTTTACTGATACAGCGTTGATTTCAATGGTATATACGCCAATTGGAGTGCTTGCGGCACAGATGGTGTAAGAAGTTGCATTGTCTAATAAAGCTACAGTTCCAGTTAAGGCTGTGCCCACAGTAACAATTAAACGCATTAAAGTATCACCTGCCGCCCCTGTTGTGCCTAATACTTGAGCAGTTTGTGATGCGGCTACGGTTTCGTAGAATGTTCCAAATGGTTGATTAACGCCTGACATGATTAAATCCTTTTAACAGTTGATTTGGGGGTTTCTTTCCACATTTCGTTCAAAGTTACATCCGTTTGCCCGACATGAAGTCCTTTAACTCTTGAATCTTTAAGGATAGGACTGTCCTCATCTTTCCATACAATTGAAAGATAGCGGAACGCATCTGAAGAATGACTGGTGAAATCGTGTTTTGGGCGATCCCTAAAACATTTTTTATCATCATCCCATTCCCTTTGATATTGTCGTAAACATTCGATACCTTCTTCGCATCTATTATCAAACCAACAGCGAGTTAATGCAAGTCGTGTTGCTTGTATTCCGTCTTGTAATGACAGATTTGGAACAATTTTTAGATGTTTTATGTCAATTTTTGCAGAAATTTGTTCGATTATGCTCTTACCACCGCTTGCTAGTGTTTTTGCTCTAGCGTCATGTGGCAGGTAATGAAAGCCATATTTGTACCCAAACTCATCTTCTTTTTGTGCCAACAATCCCGTGTAATAGGGTATAGCTTGACCGTTAGATGAATGGTGATCTAGCACCCGTATCTCACCGTATACTACCTGAAACCACCAAATGCTTGTACTGTCATTGAAACCCAAATCCCAAGCGGTATGGCAGGGAAACATAGGGTCATAATCAACCGTGGTAATACGCTCTAAGTCCGTGATTCTACGCATCTCTTGACCATAGAACGCCCCAAGGATGGCGGCTTCAAATGAGCATAAAAACTCTTGCTCGTATTGGTTATCAGACATTGTTGCTTTGGCATCATCTAATTCTGATTGGGGCAAAAGCATGGTTTGGTCTGCCCGTAGCACTTTTACATACCAATTAGGCTTTTTTGTAGCTTCGTTGTAAATATCATAAAAAGCGTTGTGGCCTTTAGGAGTACCAATAAAAGTAGCCCAACCGAGGCGGTCTGCAAGTAAGGGACGAATTATTTCACCCCATACGCTAGGTTTCATATCGGCCATTTCGTCCATTACTACGCCATCCAAAAAATTCCCACGAAGTGCGTCAGGGTTATCAGCCCCAAATAGCCTAATCCTAGCCCCGTTAATCAATTCAACCCATAGTTCGGATTGGTTGGCTTTAGATAAGACTGGCTCTGAAAAGCGTTCCAAATATCTCCAAGCTACTGACTTGGCTTGGGAATAAAAAGGGGCAATATAGGCGTATTGGGCGTGTTGTTTGTTTTCTAGTAATGCTTTGACTATTAGATCGTTAATACACGCTACGGTCTTGCCACAACGCCTGTGTGCCACAATTACTGCCCACCGCTCCTTACGGTCGTGAAAGTCCTCAAAAACGCTTCTAGGGCGGTATTTTAGCTTTATAGGGCTACTCATCTGCCCAAGCTATCCTTAAATCCCCACCATTAGTGCCTGTAACCTC